GTTAACACCGTTGCCACCATCTAAAATTTCTAAACGTGTTGTGAACTTGTAATCAATACCAGATGCTGCACTTGCTTGTTCAAAGAAATCGAATTGTTTCTGTAGTTGTTCGCCAACTAGTTTAGAAACATTTCCGTTTACATCGTCACGCAAGTTGATTGTAACTTCGTTCCAACTGTGCTTACCAGCAATGTTTACTTTACTGTTGTAAACGTGTAGTTCTTGATTTTCAAAACTGATAGTTGGACGACTTGCATCAATAACTTGTTTTGTAAGTTCTTGTGTTTCGTTTGATACACCAAAATTTTCTAGTGTTACTCTAAAACGATATTGTAGCTTTGGCATTAACAAGCCCTGATTGCTTGCACTTGTGTCATTTGCCAAAGGCACTGTAATATTTGTGAGTGTTGAGATTGCCATTAATATAACTCCTATCTAGTAGTATTTATCATTGTAGGATGCTAAATCATTAACACCCTACATATTGATTATAAACCTGCTATTTCTCCAGTGTTTTTCAAGCGTAGTGGAATGTAAATAAATTCTACTGCTTTTACTGGTTCTACAGCAATGTCCACATACAGCTCGTTTCTGTCAATACGTGCCGGTGTGTTGTTTGTTTCATCACATACAACCAAGAAGTCATACAATGCTCTCAAACCTACTAATTCAATCATTAAGCTTTCAACCTGTTGTTTGATCTCATCACGTGTGATTTTGTCATTTGGTTCAAACAAGTATGGTTTTGCCAATTGATTTAACTGACTACGTAGATATACAGTAAGTCTTGCAACGTTTACTCGATCCAATGCACTTGCTGCTCTTGCACGAGTTTTCTGTCCAAATACTACAAGTCCTGCACCTGTCAAGAAGGTAATTGGATTAACATTGTTTTGATACAGTGTATCTCTCTGACCTTCGTTAAGTGCAACACTTACAAACTCGCCTTCACTATTAATATAACCTGTAGCAGTTGCATTGCTTACGCCACCACGTCTTGTACCTGCTGGTGCAAACCATGGATAAGCAACTTGGTCGTTTAGTGCTATTGTGCGTAATACCATATGACTTGGAGGAACAACAACATTGTTGCCTGCGTTGTCACTTGTAAATCCACTTGGATAATATACACCTAGATACTCGTCACTAGTGACAAGTCCGTCGTCGTTGTCTTCTGGTGCAAGTGCTTGGTTTGTTGCCCAGTTATTCAATGATGTTGCATCTGGTGTTAGACGCATTGGTGAGTCGCCAACAACAAATGCTGTTAAGCCTCTATCTGCATTCAAGCTGATCATTTCACCAATTAACTCTGGATATCCAGGAGTTGCAATCAAGTTAAAGATACGTGATTCATCATCGCGAATATCATCATTGCTGTTTACCATTGCTTGTAATGCTTGAACAACAACTTTGCGTTGTGCAATTCTACCAAACGCACCAGAACCATCTGCATTGTTTGCACTTTCTGTTACCCAACGATGTGGATAGTAAGTTGCCATTGATGCATCGCTTTGACGCTCGTTTGTATCTGTTAAATCAATATAATTACGCTCAAAACGTTTTACATTGAAACCACTTCTACGTGTGTTCCATAGTAACATACCTTTTGGATATAGTGCTGGATCTGGACTATCTGGGTCAACATAATCGCTTGTAATCATGTCTTCAATATCGCCTGCGTCATGACTTGTAGCAGTTCCGCCAGTTGTACTCCAACGTGCATCTGCAAATAGAACACCATTTTCAGTGGTTTGATCTGTGTTATCTAGCAATACCCATTTGTTTCCAGTTAATGCACTGTTGTATCTGTAGATTTTTGGGAAGTTTTCTAAATCAGCTGTGCTAATCCAAATATCTCCAGTAACAAGAGCATTTCCATCCGGACGACTGTCGTTATCTGGTTCTGATGCACTGATAATTGGACCTGCTGCACTAGGTGCACTTGCTGGTGTTGCATTATAATATGGTGCTGCTGTGCTTGACAAACCACTTGAACCATCGTACAAATATCCTACCCATTCACTACCATTGTGGATCATTAGATCTACTTCGTCAATAACACTGCTGTACCATAATGCGCCGTCAGCTGCTAATGCAGTTGGTGCAGTTGCACTTGCTGTATAACTCAGGCCTTTCCAAAGAGATGCAGTTAGTTTTTCTGGATCGCTTCCGTTTTCGCCTGGCTGCCAATATAAGTTAGCTGTTGTGCCTGCTACAAAACCTGCGGCTGTTAGTGCATTATCTGTATCTACAATGTCAATTTCACCACCTAGTCTATGTGTAATAGTAACTCTGTTTTGACTGTCAACACTTGCTGAAACATTTACTAAACCTAAGTTATTAATTGCTTCTGCCATTAAATCAGCATCGCCTGCAGCTTCAGTTGCTGTAAATGTTGCTGTAACAGGTGTTGTCATTGTAGCACTACCTTTAATAGATTCACTAACAGTAAATGTTAATGCGCCTGCAGAGAATGTATCTCCGTCAATCTTGCTACTTACAATATTTGTTGCACCTGATGCTGCTCTTACATATACAAAGTAAGATGCCAACTCTGGTGTATCAGCTGCCGCATTGTATTTTACATATAGGGAACCTGCTCCTAGGTTTGCACCGCCGCCTGAATTATCTAACTTTTGGATTGCTGTTGCATTATCACCGTAAATTGGTGCTGATGTTAAGTCCCAAGTTTCTGTTGAACCGTTCCATTTACGAATTTTCCAACTTGCACCTAAGTTTGGCTCTGTTGTTTTGATCCATAAACTTCCTGTTGGTCTTGGATTGCTATCACCTGATTTATATTCAGGCACACTTGTGTGTGGTGCAATTGTAAGTGAAGTATTGTAATATGTACCTGCATCAATGCCAACGTCTGCTAACGGTGTTCCTGTACCGTCAACTAAGACAACAGTATCTTGTCCTGTACCGTCGTTGTAAATTTCCAATTTGTTATCTACAACAGCAGCAGTAATACCTGCTACAGCCTCAGTATTAATATCACCTGCTAAATCACTAAGTGATGTACCTGTTGTTGTTACAGTAGTACCATTTAGTGTAAAGGTTTCACCTGTTCCTGTTGTACCGCCTGAAGTGCTTGTAACTGATGGCCAGCTCTTTTTCCAAGCTGCACTTCCTACTTCTACCCACGCTCCGCTTTTGTTTTTATAATATGTTTTAATTGTTGTAGATGTTGCTCGCACTGCATAATCACCAACTGCACCAACTGACCCTTTTGGTGCACCTGTTGCTGAATTGCCTACAAGTTGTGTTGAATCTGTAATCACAATAGGTTTTTTGTTGCTAAATGTTTGTCCACCTGTTGTTGTGATTGCTGCCGAATTCCATTCTTGAATACCAAATAATGTTGTTGAAGTATCAAACCACCATGTTCCATCTTCTGGATTAGCAGTAGTAGGATTTGCACTTGCTGAAATGCCTGCCAAATCAACATCTGCTCTTACAACATACGCTCTGTTACTTACTCCTAAATATGAATAAGCTGCCTGTAAGCCGTATTCGTTTTGCTCTCCACCGTTTACTGGATTGTTATTTGAATCTGTGTAGAAAGTTGGATCTCCAAATGTTTCTACCAAGTCTCTTTGCGAAGTCATCAAATAAACTTTTCCGCTGTTTGCTTTTGTAGTTCCTGGTGCTATGCCTGTACCTGCTCCATTTAGTTTGTCTTGAGCAGTTGCTACAAAGATAATAGGTGTTGTACCTGGTTCAGCTGGAGTATAAAAACTCTCATCAATTACGCTAACCTGTACACCTGGTGATGTTAAAGCCATGTTATTTCTCCTATGGGTCAAATTCTTTATTACTATTATTTAGCAGATTTGGTGAAATTTGATGGTTTTAAACAAGTAATACACGCATTTTTCTATTGACTTTTTTGTTAAACTAGTCTAGTATAAAATAAAAAGGAATGCATATGGCTATTAACTATAAATTTGACGAAAACAAATATATTGAAGAATTTTCGAAGTACATTGATAAAACCTATGACGGACATTATTCTACAAATAAGTTTCAGTCAACTGAGGTTATAATTGACAGAGGACACGGCACAGGATTTTGTATGGGTAATGTTGACAAGTATGCAAATAGGTATGGCAAAAAAGGCACAGCAGAAGATGCACGTAAAGATCTTATGAAAATATTACATTATGCTTTGATTCAATTGTACGTTCACGACAACGATCTTTGATCTATAATAAACTTGCAAAATTTGTCGCCCCAATGTTTATGTGCTGCCTCTAGTGGATGACTTTGCGGACCACATTTATATCTATTTTGTTTTGACCACTCAGAAAATCCAAGATTATTTTCTGTGTGTATTATGTTTTTTAAATTTAAACGTTTTACCATAGCATCTAAAAAAATATTAGGTTCTCTTTCTAAATCTACATATCTATCAAAGTCGTCAAAAGCTGATGTAAAATAAAATTTTATATTCTGTGAATTTAAATAGCTAATTAGATATTCCATTTGTTGTAAAGGATAATATATAATGTTTGTGACTTCTGCACGTTTCCTATAGAAATCTGTCACTGTTCTTTTGAGATGCTCGTCATATAAAACATTTTTGCGTTGTTCTTTTATACGCTGGTGGAATCCAATGTATCCTTCTGCATCCGAGGGTAAAGAACACCAAAATTTATCTTCGTCATCTGTATAGTATGGAATAGAGTCTTTTGGTAAAATACGAGGGTATTCTCTACGCAAAAGACTTGTCCACATTACTAAAACAACAATTTCTTGTGGCTGGTATGATTTTAACAAATTGTCTATGTGGAATATTACCCTTCTAACACAACTTCCAAAATCACTTCCTGGCATAGCTACATTATCAACTGTTGCATTTGTATATAATTTTTTTTGCACCCAATGTGCCCAAGTAGATTCACCTTTAAATCTAATACATCCCGAAGGAGGCCAGATAGGGCTAAAATCTGCTAGTTCTGCTCCAGCTGTAAAACTACATCCACCGGAAACAACTTTTTTAATATTATCCAATCAAGAATCCATAGCCAGTACCGCCTGCTACTGCCATTTGCAGGTCATTATCTAGTTTTTCCATTTCAGTTTGTGCTTCAGCTTTAAGAGTATCACCATTTAGTGTTGTTCCGCCACCAGGTCCGGCAATTGTGCTAAATTTACTACGTGCTTCACCTAGCATATATTTACAACTTGCAAGTGTATAATCTTTTATCCATTGCACTGCTTTATAATCTTTTAGCAATTGCATATCTGGACGATAGTTATAACAAAACAATAAGACTTCTTCGTCAGCTCTTGGACGTTGTAGTATTGTTAATTTACTAGTAGCCGGATTCCATTTAAATTCCATAAAACTGCCAAACATACGTCCTACTAATTCTTGTTGTTGTGCAAAGAAATCATATGTTGCAAGACCGCCAATACCACTACCTGCTAACAAATATGTATTGGTATATGCAAGGTTAAATGGTTCAAACAAACTGCCGCCGTCAGCACTGCCACCTAACCTACTACCGATACTGCGTCTGTAAATTTTACGTACTTCAATAATTTCCTGCGGCAACTCGTAAACATTTTGATCTTGATTTAATTTAATTGTAACATAACTTTCTTCAACACTGTTTTCACTACGTTGTCTATACTTGGTTAATGCTTTGGTCAATGCTGTCTCATAATGAATAGGATCAAGTTCTACATCAATCATACCTCCGCCTAAAAAAGCGTTTACATAATCAAATATTTCTTGTTTTTGTGTTACTAAATTGCTATCTGCCATGACGTTCTCCAATAGTATTTATCGCATAAATATAACTATGCCACGTATAAGCTTATATAGACCAACAAAAACAAACGATTATGAATTTTTAGATAAAATTATCTACGAACAGTTCACTGTAGGTGGAACCGACCTTTTTATACACAAATATATAGGCACTAAAAATCCAACAGGCGACGACATTACAGAAGAACAACCTGTATATGCAGAACAGGACGTTACAAATATTCAAGACTTGTTGTTTCTTGAAAACAGAGATAGAAAATATGACGAAGATGTTTACACATTGCGTGGACATTACAATGTTCAAGATCAAGATTTTGATTTAAGTCAATTTGGTTTATTTTTAAGCAACGATACGTTATTCATGACTATTCATATTAACAGTAGCGTAAAAACATTGGGTAGAAAAATTATTAGCGGTGATGTTATAGAATTGCCTCACTTAAATGACGAATATGCACTTAATGATTATAGTGTAGCACTAAAACGTTTTTATGTAGTAGAAGATGTAAACAGAGCAGCAGAAGGTTTTAGTCAAACCTGGTATCCTCATTTGTATAGACTAAAATTAAAACAAATATATGATAGCCAAGAATACAAAGACATTTTAGATTTACCAGCTGGCGATGAAGAAGGTAATACATTGCGTGATATAATGTCTACATACGATAAAGAAATGCAAATAAATGATGCAATCATAGCGCAAGCAGAAGAAAATACTCCATCAGCAGGATATGATACAAGTCATTTTTATACAATCACTGTACAAGATAATGGCGAAGTTGATCTTGTAACAGTTGATAGAGATACATTAGTAGATGCAAATATCGAAGTATCAAGAATAACAAACGCAGCGCCAAGATCAGGATATCCTGGTTATCTAGTAGGAGACGGATTTCCTCCAAATGGATCGCCATTTGGAACAGGAATAGGGTTTCCTAGTAATAGCGGCGAAGGAGATTATTTTTTGAGAACAGATTTTCTACCAAACAGACTTTTTAGATTTGATGGCAACAGTTGGCGCAAAGTAGAAGATAAAGTACGTACTACACTTACACCTAACTTACAAAAAGATACTCTAAAAGGCACATTTATTAACAATACTTCTGTAAATAACATTGCTGGTGAAGATGTCACAGAACGTCAATCACTGAGTAAAGCGTTACGACCTAAGGCAGATAACTGATGCAATATTTTTATGATGGACAGATACGAAGATATCTTACGCAAATAATTAGAGCGTTTAGCAACTTTAGTTACAAAGATGGCGATGGTGACTTGAGAGAAGTTCCTGTTACATATGGCGATCTTACAAGACAAGTTGCTAATATCATGAGAGAAAACAGTGAAAACAAAATGCCTAGTGCTCCTCGTATGAGTGTATACATTACTAGTATGCAAATGGACAGAGCAAGATTAAGTGACAGTAGTTTTGTAAGTAAAATTAATATTAAAGAACGTGAATTCAATACTGAGACGCAACAGTACACTACCAATCAAGGTTCTGGTTATACTGTAGAAAGGTTACATCCTACTCCTTACACGCTTGGTGTTAATGTAGATTTGTGGAGTTCAAACACTGAACAAAAATTACAAATTTTAGAACAAATTTTTATGTTGTTTAATCCTGATTTAGAATTTCAAACCAATGACAATTATGTTGACTGGACAAGTTTGAGTGTTTTACAATTAGAAAATATCAACTTTAGTAGTAGAAGTATACCAACAGGCACAGAGTCTGAAATTGATGTTGCAACATTGAGTTTTATTGCACCAGTATATATTTCACCTCCAACCAAAGTGAAAAAATTAGGTGTAATCACAGAAATTATCAACAGTGTGTTAAATTTTGATGCAGGTACTATTGAACTAGATGGCTTTAATCCAGACACAGGAGATACCTCAAAAGCCGGTGTAGGCACAGTTGTTCTTCCAGACGGAACAGTAATACCTCAAACACCTGCCACTCCAAATGAAGCTGTTTACGACAGCAATGGTAATATAGTTTATAACAAGTTGAAACCAGAAGATACTCGTGCTACAGTTATTAAAACATCCACGGATGGCAATTTAAATGTAGCTAATGTTAACACAGCAAGCTATAGAAATTTTGATATTATCGTAGAAGACGGTTTAGTGAGATTAGGAAGAAATGCAGCACGAATAGGAGACATTAATTGGTATAATGTTTTAGAAGCCGAAGCACCAGCAAAATTCCAACCTGGTATAAGTCAAATTAGATTAAAAAGGGCAGAATTATTAACACCAATTGTT